TAATAGTGAACAGAATTTTCGTTCTGTTGCTAACACTCTTATGTGTTACTCTCTGTTTAAGAATCTGCAACTTACAGATTCTCAGGTGGAGAAGTTTGTGTCTGCGGTTTCCGCAAACACTGCAAAAATATCTGATAACTTTCGTGAATCATATAAAAGATTCATGAAATCCCAGAACAGAAGGATTACAATGGGAGTACCAACTCCTATTGCATTCCACCGTGGTGCAGAGAGCAAGAAGGCTCCTCAACTCAGTCGTAGAAGTACGATACAAAATGGATCCGGACTTTCGAGTCTAATCTATTTTGCAACCGACGCTCACTTTGAGCTTTGGTCTAAGTTTCCGAGTCTTTATGGAAAGGTGTCAGAAGGGGTGGATATCCAAACCTTCAAATCATCTATCCGGAGTATGGATCTTCCTAACAATGACTCTGTCATTGGCGGTGAAGTCCATTTCTTGCAGGAACCAGGTTTGAAGTTGCGAGCAATCGCTTCCCCTTACCTTGTTCATCAAGAAGCATTACGCCCTTTGGGTAATGCACTTTACTCTCTAATGCGTACACTCCCTTGGGATTGTACACATGACCACTCGAAACCGTTTTCTTGTGTTCAGTTACACCTCGCCCAACGTAAGAAAGTTCACTCTGTGGACCTTTCTAACGCAACTGATTACTTCCCTTTGGAAGTTCAGTTATTGACCCTTCGTGGGTTAATTGGTGATCATCCTTCCATCGATCTCTTTGAAGAGATCAGCCGATCGCAATGGCTATCAACCATTGGGACGATCCGATGGACGCAAGGCCAGCCACTGGGTTTATACCCTAGTTTCGCTAGCTTTGGCATAACACACGGATTTCTTCTCTTGTACCTCCTTGGAAAGAAGTACGAGAATGAATTCTTTGTGTTAGGTGATGACGTGATAATCCTGGATGACTCATTGTACGATAAGTACATTGAAGCATTAGGTTATCTCGGGTGCCCGTTTTCTCCGGACAAATCGTTATCCACCAATGAACTTTGTGAGTTCGCTGGAAAGATAATCACTAGTAAGTGTGTTCATCACACATACAAGTGGAGAGAAGTATCGAATGATAACTTTCTCGATCTTGTTCGAAACTACGGAAGAAAGGCTGTAAGTCTACTATCTCCTATCCAAAGGAAGGTGGTGGATAGAGTAAAGCACTTATGTGCTCCTCTAGGTTTGAATTGGTCTTTCGAGGGTTCCAATCTCGAAATTATGACCAGGGCTACAGTTGAAGTCCACCAACAAGTGGATAGAGACGACCAGTCCCTAACCGAGCTATATAGCACGTTATCCAGGAATTGGTACTCAGTACCTAATTACCAGATGAACATGCTTCCTAGCTTACTCAAATGGTCCGTTGATATGGATCATCTTCTTGAGTATGCTAGAACCTTCGACGAGAAGGTTGTAGCTACACTACAGCAAGTTTTCCCAGAAGAATGGGTAACAGCCATCAGAGAGTTTTCTCTCCTTGGCGGTTATGCTGGAGTGCCCCGGGCTGTCGGTTTAACCGACTTGCCCTTGGCGCAGGAATTACCTTC